CTCCGACGCCGCTCCGACCATGAATGCCGCCACGACCACCAGGCCGAACGTCGCCCACAATAACGACCGCCTCATATGGCCCCTCCCCGCGGGAACGGTTCCGGGACGGTTCCGGGAACGGTTCCGGGGACGGTTCGGGCCGACCCCGGGCGACCCCCCCCGATTTTCCCCGAAAATGCGCGCGTCGCCCGGCACGGCTTCGCGCGAGTCGCGCGCGCGCCTGGCGCCCCTCCCCCCCCTGGTTATAAGCCTCACTAAATCAACGGCTTAGGTCCCACATGGTTTTGGCCGTGTGACACGATTTGCACAGGCCCTGCAAGTTGGTCAGGTCCCAGAACAGCACCGGATCACCACGATGCGGCCGGATGTGGTCGACGTCGACGGTCAACACCTTCCGACCGGCGATGAGACACGCCAAACAGAACGGTTGCTCACGCAGGATGATGTTCCGGAGCCGACGCCAGCGCACCGTCCGATACCACCGGTCCACCGCATACGCCGGGCGGGCGTGTTCCCGCTCGACCCGATGGGCGGCACACCGACCGGACGGAACCAGCACACCGCAGCCAGGCGCCGCGCAGAATTGGGTCATGTTTATGTGATCACTCCGATGACATCGGCAGCGGTTCAATACCGAGACAGCGTTGACACACGCGCGGCGCGTTTGGAAATGGCCCGTTGGGGTCGAACGCGACGAGCTCGGCACACACGACACAGAGCGTGATCGCTGCTTGCGGCGGCACGGGCGCGGGCGCGTAGTCTGCCACACGCCGGCACACGTGCACATCTGGCGGCACCGTTTCGGTCAGTTCGACCAGGCGCGTGCCGACGAAGCGATACAAGCGACCCGGGTTCACTAGCGACATGATCAAACACCCTCAACGGTTCTGACGTTTTGGAACTCGTTTCGGCGACGACTTGGACGGCAGTTTTTCGTATCGCTGCTTTTCTGCGTTCCACCTGTGCTGCTTCTCTAGGGTCTCCACCAGCGGCGTCGGCGTCGTCGGATGTTTCGCGACGAAGTTGACCACACACTCCCACCTACAGAAATGAAATCCAAGCCGGTGTTCCGGCCCGACGAACCACCACCGTTCTTCGGTCGGCCGAAAGAACCTGACACTATCGGGCGCTTCGACGCCGCATTCGTCGCATCGATGGATATCCATTCATCCGCCTTTCTAGGATTCGAGCCGTGTGCGGTCCGGGCCACCCATGACGCCGGGCGGCGTGACCGCTGCGCACAGGGCGAGCAGCGCGCGGTGCAGCTGCGCGCGATCGGCCGGCAGCATGGGCGGCGGATACACAATCACGGTGAGATAGAGCAACGTCGCCTGCGCCACCGTGACCTCGGCACGATCGTGCCCGTGGATGGCCTGGCGTAGCTCGAGCATGATGGCCGCCACGCGGGTCTCGAATTCCGATCGGGTCCGCGGTTCCATGCACTACGCGCGTTTCGTTGACCGTTCAATCAGCTGGTCGACATCGGCCCGCTTGACCCAGGTTCGCTTGGCATCGCCCAGTTGCACGTGTGGCAGATGACCCGCCAGCACTAACTTGCGAAGGGACGTATACGGCACGCCGGTATACGCGGCCGCCTCTTGCAGGGTCAACAGCAGGGGCTCGGCGGCCGGTATCTCGACGGCGACGACGTCGCGATCCACCGACACATCACGGCCGTTCAAATCGACGAGCTCGCACGCGACGCCTGGCGCATCGAGCCCGTCGGCAATCTTCGCCACGAGCGCGGCGATAAACTCGCGCCGTGCGTCGTCGGTAATCGGCAAATAATCGGGCGCCGGCAAGCCGTCGAAATGCTCTTTCACAAGCACATCGAACGCGTCCGGTAGATTCAACACAATCTTGCGGCTCATGACCTCCCCAGGACCACGGCGAGCGCCTCTTGCACCGTGCGCACCATCGCGTACCGCCCGGGCCAACTCACTTTGAACCGTTCCTCGTCGGCCGTGAGCTTGGCGCGTCCGACTTTCACTTCGAGCAACCAGGTTTGACCGGCGCGGGCGGCGATAATATCCGGCAGCCCCTCGCCCACCGGCGCGATCGAATACGCCACGATGCCGGCCTTCCGCAGGCCCGCGAGAATTTCGCCATGCGTACGATCGACTTTCCCTTTATGACCGCGGCGATTCATCCGGCCTCCGGTCTGGTCTACCATCGGTCCACCACTTCGGCAGGTGCACGCGATGCCCGAGCGCTTCGAACTCCGCGCGCGTAATGCTCGGGCCGCACCCTTTGCGATGGTCCGCAATTACCGGATTCCCGACGGCGTAGTGCCCGTACCACTCGGCGCCACACCGGCAGAACACGGCGAAGAGCGGATTCGGCGGATGTGCCCGTGTCTTCCTTCGTTGCATTACGTCCTCCATCACCGGTACACGTGGTAGAGCCCGGTTTCGATGACGCCATCGACGCGGCTCGTCCGTTCGTCTTTCCGGTCACACGTCCAGCCCGATTTCCAGACCGGCGAACATCCATCGCTCAGCAGGACGTAGGCTTCGCGGTCGCCCACGAGCACCGCATAGGCGCGCGAATCATCGGAGTGCGCCGTGTACGCCTGGACCGGTGACTCCGGGTTCGGCGGCACCCAGCCGTAATTCGCAAACGTGCCCCAGGCGCCGTCCGGCACAAAGTCCCACGCCGCCTGCCGGGCGCGGAAGGCGTCGAGCTCGGCGCCGGTCGGAATCTGTCCGTACTTCACCTGGTCGGCGTGGAACGTGTCCCACAGCATGCAGACGCGACACAAGCCACCGATCGCGAACTGTTGCGCGGGCGTGAAGTCGTCGCCCGGTTCGTCGTTGCCGACGTATTGGTTGATCTCGTCCGAGAGGACTTGCTGCTCGCGCGTATGCCGCACGTTGCCCCACGGCGCCTTAGTCCGATCCGAATGCACGTTTTGCCAACTCGACGACTTCGAGCAATAGGCGCGTGATTCATCGTTCGGACCATCGGCGGCGCCGAGCGTCCAGGGCACACCTGACGGAATCTGACTGCAGAAGCGGTAGAGCTCGTCCGGGTTGAACGGTTGCCATTGCTGCATCGGCTCGTTCGCGCCCTCGACCAGGCTATTCGGATACGCGGCGCAGATCTCGCCGACCGCGCGCACGTGCGCCGCCCAGTCACACGCTGCATACGCGAAGCTATCCGCGATCGCGACGGCTTCGACGTAGAGCCCGCGATTGCCGGCCAGCTCGAGGAGCCGTGGCAGGGCTGCGCGTCCTTCGTCCGGGGTCAGCGGAAACATGTTCGAGCAGGACAAAAAGACGCGGACCATGTTGAGCCGTTGCATCTGACACCAGTCCAGAAAACCGATCGCTTCCGGCTCGCGCCCGTGCGCAATCATCTCGGCGAGCGGAAATGCGCTCACGCCTTTGATGACGACGGGCGTTGCGGTGTTGAGATGGCAGAGGGCTTGCGGCCAGCTGTCCGCGTTGCGATAGAGGCGCGGCGGACACGTGGCGCCCGGTGTGGGCGGCGTCACCGGCACCGGCGGCTCGGGTCCGTAATAGCGCCAGGCCTCGCCGCTCCAATAGTGCCAATTCAGGTCAATGCCAAAGACGAACACGACGCGACCCGAATACAGGTAGTACGACCCGGACCCGCCGCCGATCCATGCGCCGTCGCAAAGCGTGGCCTGGTTCGCGCCGATGGTCCACCTGTGCCCGTCGACATCCACGACCTCGAACGCGCACGTTCCATCGGGCGACATGTCCGGATGTGGTTTCGGAATCGGTGGGGTCGCGCCGAAATGTTCCCAGTGGTGGTCCTCCCGCAATCGATACCACTGGTCGTCGACGCCGTGCACATAGAGCACACCCTCGGACCAGCAATATTCACTGCCGGACCCGGTGTCGACCCAACGGATCGTTTCGCGGTTCGGCCCGAGTAACCAGACGCCATCGTGGGCGTCGGTGATCGTGGTGCTGAACGTGCCATCGGGCGACGGTGTGAGGCGCGGCGATTTCGGCGGCTTGCGTTTTATCACGGAACCCTCCCCGGGCCAGACGGTTCACGACGAGCCAGAGCGCGACGTCAATCAGGGCCAGCAGACCGATCACGATGACCGCATTCCACGGCCAGCCGAACACGAGCAGTAGCATGACGACACCACCGTTTCACCGGCGACGACCGGCCACACGCAGCGTTCGTCTCGCGCGCGCGCGCGTGGTACGAAGTACTGACTGATCACTAACTGATCGGGAGACACCCATGTCTCCCTCAGGGAGACACCCGTGTCCTGTGTACGCCTGTGGAAGTTGTGGAAATCGCGAAAGCATTTTGATTTTGATCGGTTTCGTCTGCGGAAATCGCCGATTCCCTGAAGAAAACAATGTGAGTTGTGTGGGGTCTTCGCCTGGCGGCAGCGCGGCCTCCACAAATCGATACCGCGTCGGACGGGCCGGACCATGCCGGCGATCGACGACGAGAATGCCGCGCGTCCGGAGCGCCTTCAGCGCGCGTTGCGCGGTCCGATCGCTTTGACCCACTAATCGCGCCAGGCGATGGCGCGACGGATAGACGCGCGAACCATCCTCCGCGGCGAACCCGGCCAAGACTGCCGCATATGGCTTCAGCCACGTCGGGAGACCCGACACCCACACGGCCGACACGAGACGCGCGCTCACGGCCGTGTTACTTCGATCCGATTTTGCGTTCGTGGTTTTCCGACTGTCCGCGTCGCGGCTTCGCTTTGGCGAATCCGTGCGCGCGATAGGGCAGTCGGCTTTTGAACGTGGCGAGGTCCTTGACGACGTCGTCCTTCAACCAGCGGTACGGATATTTATCAAACGGCAACGGACGAAACGTGTTTTCGAACAACCGCCGGCGAATCGTCAGCGGACTAATCCGATAGACGGCCGAGACCTCCTTGATGGTCAGAATGACCGGCAGGGCATCGAGGTCCGTCACGGGAGGGAGCTTCTTTATCGGCATTTGTGCCTCCACAAATCGGATCGAGTCGAGTCATCGTGCGATCGGTTCGAGTCGAATCGTGGCGCTGGTTTTTTGCGCGGGGAAATAGGTTCCGTCATCAATAACACGCGCGACGATGCACGTCTATCGCGCGATGACCTTTTTTTGCGCGGTCGTGAAGAATTTATCGAAAAGGCAACAGCGCACCGGCACACTTCCGGACACACGACCTCGTCCGTAGGATTCAAAATTACGCGGGAACCACGACGTGCCGCGGATAACGATTTTGGTGCTAGGAGGAATAGAGCGGGCGGGAGCGATCCGCGATCGTGGCCCTACGCGTCACGTAGGGCCACGCATGGGTCGATTACGAACGCGGCGGGACGAGATGCAACTTTCCGCGTGGCCGCGGCACCCGCGGTGCCGGTGGCGGGACCGGCGGCAGATCCTTCCAGGCGTCGCGCATCTTGTCGACCGCAATCGTTTCGCGTTTCGCCACGCCGCCCGTGGTATAGCGTTCGGTCGTTTTGATGTCCGCATGATGCCCGAGACCGGCGACCGCGCGAATGTCGCCCGTCTGCTCGTAGGCGTCGGTCAGGAAACTATGGCGCAGGTCGTACGGATGGCACTTCGGCGGCACGTCCCGGTTGAAGTCGTCGAGCGGCTGCGTGTCGCCCGTCTGTGCGGCCTCTCGCGCGAGCGCCGCGCGCGTGTTCTCGACGGCGCATGTCCAGGATTTCCACGCGCTCGACGCAGAAAAATGTGGCAGACCCCACAGGCCGACGGCATCGAACCGTTTAAACGCCTCGACCGCCTGCGGCAAGAGCGGCACATACTTCGCCCGCACGCCTTTGCCCTTCGGCCGGTTCGGCATCAACATGCGGGCGCGTCGCAGGTCAACGTCAGTCTTTTTGAGACGTGCCAATTGCGCGTACGGGAGCGCGGTCCAGGCGCAGACCTGCAGGATCGTTTTAGTCCGACTGACGGTCGGCCGCGCCTGGCCCTTCTCGGCGCGCCCCTGGTCCGGCATGGTCACAAAAATCCGCCGAATCGTCGGAATCGGCACATTGCGCGGCTCGGGGTCGGGCGGCGGCAACCGTTTGATGTGGACCTTCGCCGTCGGCGGCACGTAGGTCTTGTCATTGACATGCAACCACCGCAACACCTCGTCCAGGATGCGGATGCGATGATTCATCGTCGTGTTCGCGACGCCCGCGACTTGCCAGTCGGTCCATGGTTTCAGGATATCCGACGGTTGAATCCGGTCCGGGTCCATCGCGCCGAGGTCCGACGCCTGCCAATGCTTGCGCAGGTACGCGAAATCGCGTTTCTTGTGCCGCCCGTCCTTGTCCGGCGGTAGCAGGTCGAAGTAGCGGTCCATCTCGGCGGCCAATGTGCCGGCGCCGCGCTGCGCCTCGGGCGCCCGGAGCAGCTGCTCGCGGAGGCGGATGAACGTCTGCTCGAGCTCGGCGAGATTGCGATTCTTGACCGAGTATTCCCGGCCATCGGGCGCGAGCAACGGAAAGCGGACCGGCGGCGCGGTCCGTTCGCTCGCGCCCGATCCAATCCGCGCGACGACGGAGATGCCGTGGGCGTCGCGATAGATGCCGCGCGCCAGCCGCGTTTTGCGTGTACGGGTGTTCATGATTTGCTGCTCTTTTCTGTCGGCCGCGGGCGCCGTTTGTGTTGTTTGCGAGCCTTGAGTGTGGCCCGCGCTCTGGCCAGAAAGATGTCCGCGAACGCCTCGATCAGAATGTCTTGCCCCTCCGGGCTCAGGCGGTCAATCAATGGGACATAGTTCGGGTCACGTACGGGTTTCCAGACGCCATTCTCGCGGATGAGTGTCACGCTGAAGGTCGCTTCGCCACGTTCGATAGTCTCGTCGGCTGATGTTTTCATGATTGCAATTCCGCCTCTCGCTTCGCCATCGCCTCAAGTTGGGCGCGGGCGCTGGCATGGCCGCGTTCCATGTCCGCCTCGGTCATCGCGTCGATCCGCTTGTACTCCTCCGTCATGTCCACATCGGACCCGTCGCCGCCTTTGGTCCAAATCGAGATCGACATGGCCGTGGCGCGCGCTTCGCGCTTCAGGTAGCGCTTCATTTGCGGCAAGGTCATCTTGAGGGCACGTTCGAGTTCCTCACGTGGCTTCGCCCGCGCGCGCGTGCCGGTGCCCGGATGCGAGTCGTCCAGCGCGGCCAGGTCCTCGGGCGACAAGCGATCGCGTACGTGTTGCACGGCCAGGGCGTTGGCCTCCGCGTGGAGTTGCATGAGCTGCTGGTACCGTTCGTCGTCTTCCGCGATTGCGTCTGGGATGCCGAGCTCGGCCTCGTCACACAGCTCCTCGAACGCTGCGGCCCGTTCGCCGGTGCGATTCAGCACGAGGCGACCCGCGGCGTCTCGACAAAACACGAGCGCAAATTCGCGCCCCGTATAGGGTTTGATCTGACGGAAATCCAGCGGGCCGATTTCGTCGAGGGCATTGATGGCATCTTGCAGGTCGGACGCGACGATGAGGGACAAATCCCCGTCCTCCCAGCGATAGGTGAAGACGCGCTGCGCGCTGGTGCGTGGGCGGCCACCGAGGCGGCCGTTGGCGCGGGACGCGACGACGCGGCGTCGCGAGGATTTAGGGTTCGTCGGTGTGGTGGTCGGTGTTTTCTTCGGACGCTTCCAGGTGTGGTCGCGATAGCCAGGCGTCCGGCTGCGAATCATGCGCGCTTGGCGCCGCGCTTCCTGCAACGAGACGGCGGGATAGTCTCCAATGCCGGCCGACCCGGAGATGGCGCCCATCGCCTCGGGGTCCGACGGGTCGTGCTTGTAGTTAAACCACCATCGCTTGCCGCCGTTGGCGCGGACGCGCAGATGGAGGCCGCGCTCCTCGGTGTCCCAGTAGTTGCCCGTGGAACACCGCGCCACAAATTCGTCTGTCAATTTCCGCTGGTCTTTCTTCGAATCGGTCCGCTGGTCTTTCATCGAATCGGTCCTCCTGAAATTAGGTTTCGCGCTCACAGCTTAGGTTATTCGTTAAGCCCTGGTCAAAAGGGCGAAAGCTAAGGTCGGCAAAACTTCCACGCAGCACTTCCACGCAGGGCGGAGCGCTCGATCAAAAATGGGCGTATTTTTGAACTTCGTTGAATCCCGACTGCGTGGAAGTCGATCGCGGGCATTTCCCGTAAGTTGTTGATTTTATTGGTGCGCCCGGCAGGTCTCGAACCTGCGACCCCCGGTTTAGGAAACCGATTTTCGGTAGGCTAAGTAATTGATAATGCGGGAGTTACAAAAACTTCCACGCAGCATTTCCACGCTTCCACGCACAAGAACCGCTAAAATCGGATACCCGATGAGCCCCGCGCGAGGCGAAAGGTCCGTTAGGGAATTTCGTGGTGTGATGTCCCGCGCGCGCTCACTTCGGCGGCGTGATCACGTCGGCCCATCGCTCGGGCGCGCAGGTAAATCCGCAGATGCCGTCGGGCGGACACCGCGGATCTTGAAACACCTTCGCCGGCAAGCCGTCGGCACACCGCCGCGGCACGCGGGCGCGCGCCAGGCGGTCCACCGTCGCGCAGCTGCTCGACACGGCCGCGAGGAACACGACGATCGCGGCGCGCCTGGTCATAGTGGCAGCAAGCCGGCCAGGCGGAACAGGTAGATGATGATCGCCAGGACGATGACGACGCGAAGCAACAGCTTCAGCGGTGGCGCCATCGGTACGTAGGTTTCGACCAGATAGAGCGCGACGCCGAGCACGACGATCAACACGATCAATTGCAACAGCATCGGTCCTTCTCCAAGGTTAGTTAACTTCAAACGTGGAATGGGCAAAGACGCCGCTGGTATTGGTCGCCGCCGTAAAGACGCCGCCGCCCAAGCGTGAAATGAGATAATTCGCACCGTTGAATTGAAAGAGACCCGTCTCCTGCAGATTGTTGTTATCGACGAGACACAGATTCGTAAAGACCGTCGGCATAAAGGGCGAGACGCCCGCCGTCGCGATCACGAGAAACGTCGGTTGTCCGCCACTGAGCACGACCGTGGTGTTGTCGATCGCCAGTTGCACACTCAGCGTCTTACCGTGCAGCACATACCGCAGGACGCCGATATCGCTCGCCTCGACGGTCCAGGTGCCGGCCGAGAACGCCGTATAGTTCGCCGCAGAAAAGGCCGGCGTGATCCAGCTTCCCTGGTCGTGCGACACCAGCACCCAATACGTGCCGTTATGCACCCAGATCGCATAGCCCAAATTCGCCACCGGCGTCGGCCCGCTCGAGGCGATATTGCTGAATCGAGCGCCCACGGCCGACGAGGCCGAGGCATGCGCGAATGTCGCCGGCGCCGCGGCCCCCGCCGCTTTGAAAATCAGCACGGAGCCCTCGAATCCCCCCGCGATCCCCGTGACCGTGAGGGCTGAGGCGCCCGCCCATTCGATATACGTCGTGCCTTTCACAATGCCCGGATTCCAGTCGTTCTGCGTGCCCGTCGCCGTCGACGAGATCCGGGTGACGTCGCGGCCGGTGATTAGCCCGGACGCCGTCAGATTGACGACGGACGGACTCGCGACCCACTTCGCGCCGAAATTCGTGTCGGTCGGATCGCGCACGAGCAGCTCGTCCGCGGCGCCGCCCGTGAACTTGTGGCCGTCGTTCCAATGCGAGGGTTGCACTTGCGTGGCATCGGCGCCGTCGGCGCGCGCACTGACAAAGCGGTGAGCGAGGACGTTGCTCATAATCACAATCCTTCCAAGAGCAGGCGCTGCAACACCTGGTCGAACGTGAACCGCGTCGAACTCGCCTCGACGCGCCGGCGCGGCATGAAGTTTTTCGCGAACGACACCTGGTCAATCGTGACTTGCTGGATCAGAAAATCGCCGGTGAGGTCGGTCGGCGCCGGCAGGTCGACATGGACGGTTTTGCCGCTGCGCGTCTTCTCGTCGTAGGTCAGATAGGAAATCCGAACTTCGACCTGTTTGAACAGCGCGAGCTCGGCGAGGCCTCGCGCGCGCGCGCCCGCTTCCGACAAGCGCCGATCTTGAATGTAGTGCTCCACGATGCCGTCGCCGCCTTCGAGCGCGGCCAGGGCCGACTGCGCGGCCGCGTCATCCACGACCGCGAGCAGCTGGATGTCGGCATCCACGGCCAGGGCGAGCGGGTCGGTGCCGGTCAGCGGCGCGACGCCGACCAGCGCCGGCGCGGCCACGATCGGATCGCCGACGGGAATGGTGGCCGTAATCGAACCCGGCCCGGAGGCCGGAATCCCGGTCAGGAAGAACCCGCCCGTGCTCGACGTTCCCGTATAGCGAATCGGTTGCTCGCCCGCCAGGACCCAGCCGCCCGAGGCCGAAAACGGCGTCAGATCCGAGACTTGGAGAGTCGTCGCGCCGATCGCCGTCGGCGGCGCGGCGCCGCCTTGCGGCGCTTGTGGCGCGCCGCCAAGCGTCGAATCCGCTTCGGTATCGGTGAAGGTCGTCGCCGTGTTGTTTTGAATCGCCGTGACTTCTCGATATTCACTTCCGCCGGACTTCGTGCGGAAAATCCGGCGCCGCGCGGTGCCGGCTGGCCCGATCGAGATCATCGACAGATCGATCGCCGTGTAGGTCCCCGGCCAGATCGGCCCTTGGGGAATCTGCGTGATATCGCTCCGCGCGCCATCGCTCATTTCAAACTGGACGACCCAGTAATAGGGGCCTGCGCCCAATCCTCCCGGAGTCGATGAATACGCGGACGACGGGGTTCCAGGCCGCGCCGGCGGCGCCGTCGGGGTGCCGACGGTATTCGCCTTGCCCGTCCCGGCCTGTTTGCCGGTATACGTGAGGCGCAACGTGCCGCTGATCGCCTGGCCGCCGGCGGCCGCGAAGGCCGTCGCATCGCGCACCGGGATGATCGTTTCGCCGGCGGCCAGCGTCGCCGCCACCGTCGAGCCGGCGCCTTCGACGAGGACGCGCGTGCGGACTTGCGTGATATCGCTGGTGATTTTCAGGTCGGCGAATCGCGCCGTCGGCGTGAGGTCGTCGGGCGCGTCCTCCGGTTCGGTGAGAAAAAAATGCAAGTCGCCGGTGTAGTCCCAATACCACGAGGCGCCGATGGTTTCGGCCACGCGCGAGAGGGCACGCGAGAGGTCTTCGAACGTGAACGTAATGCCGCCCTCGACCGTGGGCAGGCCGGCGGCCACGTGGGCGCTCGTCAAATCGGTGTAGCGCGAGACGAGGTCGAGGACGATCGCCGTCGCGGATTGTTGTCCGTAGGTCCGCAGGACTTTTTTGCGATTGCCGCGGCGTGTGTAATCGAGGCAGGACACATGAAACGCAACGTGCTCGGGAATCAGCTCGTAAAATTGCTCCAGCACGATCAGCTCGCCGCCGAAAATCAAATAGTCCGGATTCACCTGGCCGAGGTAGATCGCGATCGGCATGCCGGGATGGACCGCCGGCAGCGGCGGGCCGGCGGTGGGTGTCGTGCAAAACGCGGCGTTATCGAAGGCGTCCGGGTTGAACGGCGCCGCAAAAATGACGGTATCTTCGCCGAGGAACTTCGTCGTGAGCGTCGCCGTGTTCGGCGCATCGTTCAGCACATCGGAAATGTGCAGCGAGCCCAGGCGGCCGAGTGGTGTGGCGACGACGCCGCCCAGCACGATCACGACTTGCGAGAGGTCGAGCGGCATGGATCATTTCGTCAGGTGCGCCCGAGCAGGCGCGCCTCTCTCATGCCTTCCATCAGCGCCTCCCCGACGAGCTGGCGCAGCATCGATCGGGTTTGCGGGTCATCGGTGCCCATCATGCCGGACATGTTGATCGTGACGTTGATCGGCCCGCCGCCGCCGGCGCCGCCTTTGGTCATCAGATCCGCAATGCCGCCCCGGTAGCGCGCAAAATCACTAATCGACGTGAACTGCCCGCCGAGCAGACCCGCGAACGCATCCGTCACGGCCGCGGCGGCGTGTTTCGCCGGTTGCACCATCACGGAATCGAGTTTGCCGAATTCCGACCGAATGACGTTCACCATGTCCGGGACGTACGAATTGCCGGCGACGGCCGAATACATCCACTTGAACGCGTTCACGACGGCGCCGATTTTTTCCTTAATCGAGTCGACCAGGGCGTTGAACTTGTTGACGAGCCACGTGGCGACGGCGTCATGCACCGCCTTCACGAATCCGACGATCGCGTCCCAGTTTTTCCAGACCGCGACAACCGCGATCACGCCGGCGGCAATCAGGCCGGCCGGACCGAGGAACGGCAAGATGGCACTGAGCGCGGCCGACAAGCCGGTGGCAATGACCGGCGTGGACAGAATCGACACGAGCGACGCGAGACTCACCAGGACGGGCGCCAGGGCCGTGCCGATGCCGACGACCGCGAGCGTGAACGTCTGCACGCCTTCCGGCAACGATTGGAATGCGTGGAGCAACGTGGTGAGGTTGTCGACGAGGACCTTGCCGACTTGTTCTTGGAAATCGCCCAGTTGATTGTTCAGCTGCGCCATTTGCCCGTTGTAGGTTTCCAAATCCTTTTGCGCCTGGCCGCCGAATTTTTCATTGATCGCCGCCAGGACGTCGGCCATCTCGGCGCCTTCTGGCACGGTGTCACCCAGGACCGTTTTCAGTCGCCCGAGGTTTTCGCCACCGGTCGCGAAGGCCTTCGCCACGAGCTCGGCCGCGGTACTCAAATCGATCTTCATGCCCGAGGCGAGATTCGTGACCGCGGTCAGCGCCGCTTGCATTTGCTCGGGTCCGACGTCGCCGATGGTGGTCAACACGGCCTGCGCGGACGTGATCGCGTCGTCGGCGTACTTCGTCGTGTTTTGAAATTGCGACGCCATGTCGGCGTACGCCTGGATGACCGCCGGCGCCGCTTGCCCGTTCGCTTCGAGCGCGGCGGTCAGGTGCGCGACCGCTTCTTGTTCCTCCGCGAAGGCCTGGATGAACGTCCCGGCCGCGGCGAGGGCATCCGCGCCGACGCGGTGAATTTGGCGGCCCAATTGCTCAAACTGTTTTTCGCGGTCGGCGAGGCCGCGATCGGCCGCCGGTCCCATCTCTTCGGCCGTTTCCTTAAACCCTTGCATCGCGGCGACACTCGCCCGCGTCTGCTCGATGAACGACGAAAAATCCGCAATGAAATTTGCACTTAAGGCCATCGGTCACCACCGGCGATGAGACGCGCGCTCGGCCTCCGCGTTGAGCTTCGCCACCAGATGCTCATGGACATGAAGGGGCAGCTCCTGGACGTCGGCATACGTCCAGCCCATTACCCGACAGAGGTCGAGATCGGTGTCAAGGGCCGCGGTCCACGCGGGATTTTTTTTTGTGCCGCGACCTCGGCATCCACCGCGGCTTTGTGGGCGCCGATCGCCCGGAGGACCTCCATATACGCGTCGTCATCGATGTTGCTGAGGATCGCACTCACGACGCTCCGCGGCTGGTCGGCAATCACCAGCGGCCGTCCGTCGGGGTCTTGGAAACTCCAATCCAGCAAATACGCCAGGATCGTCTCGCGTGTGGCGGCCGTGATGTCGACCTGCATTTGCGACATGGCCGCGGCCAGGATCTCGGGCGTCACCGTGCCCTGGGGCACGTACACCGGCTTCACGCTCGCGCCGAACAGTTGCTGCGCCTCGCCGGCGGTTAAATACTTTTTGACGACCAGGTAATCGTCCCCCGAGAGATCCAGGCGTGTGGTCTCCGGGCGGCGCATCCGGATGCTCATGCGGTGTCCTTTCGGGTAACAAACCAGTCGCCCAGGCGCGCGGTCAGGCGGCGCCCGTCGGCAGCCAGTTCCACGGTTTTGACTGGCCACTGCCAGGCGCCGCCGCGAAACGGCGCCACAAACATCAGCGGCCGTTGCGTGAGCAGGTAGGCGTCCGCGATCTCGACCTTGGCGCCCATCTGCCACGCGCCGGCGGCTTCATACGTGACGGTATAAGCGCTGACCTCCGCCGCGGTGAAATAGGTCCACTTCACGCGCGCGACTCGGCCGCTCACATGCATGGCGCCCGCTTAGGCCGGCGGCGGTTCGAGCGCCCACGGCCCGGCCGCGGCAAACGACCCGCTGATCGTGATGGCCCCATCGGCGGCGACTTCGATGCCGGCGTCGAGATACGCGAGGCCTTTGAACAAGTGCGTCGGGTCGAGCGCGGACGGAACCAGTTCGAGCATGACGGCGACGTCTCCCATTGCGGCATGGAAGAGATCCGGCGTCGTGGTCGGGTCCCAGATGCCGGCGAGCTCGCCCTCGTAGGTCGGCAGGCCTTGGACGCTGACTTTGTTCGTGTCGCCGAAACACGTCACGTCCGCGCGATCGCGCGTGAGGTCGAGCGACCAGTTGTTGAGCGACGCGACCACGGCTGTCGTCGCGCCGCCCGTGGGGTCCATCTTCACTTGGCCTTTGCTGCCGTGGCGTCGAGCCATACGCGTGATCCTTTCGTGGTTCAGAGTGCCGTGGCGGCGAGTTCGTAGGTCCCGCCGTTGTGGTGCCAGTTCATCGCTTTATCGCTCGGGTCCGGTTCGGTGTAATCCACGCGTCGAAGGCGCCGGGAGGCCATATATGCGTAGCTGGCCGGCGCGAGGTCGATCACGGTGCGATGGAGCAGCGTGTGAATGCGCGCCGCGGCATCGCCGGCCGTAGTGCCGGACTTGCTGCGCACGACGGCCTTCACGAGATACTCGGTCCGTTCCCATAGGTCGGTATCATCGAGGCCCGGAATATCCTCATGGTCAAAGAGCGACACGATCACGAATTGCGAGAGGCCGACCGGCGCGCGGTCCCACCACGTGCCATCGGGACAGAGCGCGAGCAGCTGCGTGTCCTGTTGCAGGAGTATGAGCACCGCGCTGTCGAGGCCATTTGCGTCGGCCATCGGCTTAGTCTCCGGTCACCTGCAGGCCGTGGGCGCGCACGATCGCGACGACCCGTTTCACCATCGCCACTTGCTCCTGGCGCGCGATCGGCAGGAACGTCGGATGTGCCCGCGTGCGCACCGTGCCGAATTCGTAGAAGTGCGCGTGCGCCGCGCCCGACACGACGCGCGTATGCAGGCGATACCGCCGTCCGGTCGACACCGGGACCTTGCGGACCCCGTCGCGCAAGTCACCCGACACGACCGGATAGGCGTCCCGCGTGCGCGTCTCCGTGCGGTCCGTGGCGTTCTCAATTTCCGGTGCCGTTTCGTCGGCGAGGTCCGGCGACGTGCGTTCCAGTTCAGCGATCAAGACATCGACGCCGCCAAGGCGGAGTTCACTCGGCATCGAGTTGCTCCACACAAAAGAGTTCCATTTCGCGGTCCCGGTCATCCACACTCGTGACGCCGGCGATCTGAAACGTTGTCCCGTCGAATTTCTTCATGCGCGTTTTCGTCGTCACGCCCGGATGATAGTCACCCTGGACGATATGCGTCGCTTGCGCGGTCACCGTGCCGGCCGTGGTGCGTTCGAGGTCGCGCACGGTCGCCGGTCGAATACTCACACGCCATCCGTCCGGCGGCGTGATGGGCGTCCACTCCTCGGTATATCCGCCGTCCGGGTCGGGCGTCGGCGTGCCGGGATTCTCAAACGTGACCACGTGCCACAGGCCGCCGCGCGTACCGCGTTTCATGGATCACGCAAACGCCGGATCGCGCCGGGTCGCGAGCAGGTTCTTGATCACCGCCCACACCTTCTCGTCATGGTCATCCGGCGCCATGTCATCGCCGCGGTGTTCCCACAGATGCCCGAGCATGATCAACGTCGCGCGCTGGACGGCGGCCGGCGCCGTGGTCGCGTCCCAGGTCGGATCAATCCGCGTTTTCATGTAGTCGAAAATGAGCGCGCTCGCGTGTCGGAGCGTAAACGTTATCTCGGTGTCACGTGCCGGATCGGTGACGCCTAAGTGCCGTTTCGCATCGTCCAGGGACACGAGCGGCGTTTCCGGTCCTGGCGGCGCCGGCCCGGGCGGTTCCTCCGGCGGCGGCTCTTCGCGCGGTGCCGGCGGCGGGACCGTCAGCGGGTCGGGGTCTTCCCTCGTCGGGTCCGGTTCGGGGTCCGATGCCGGGGTCGTTGGTGGATACGGTCCAGGATTTATCATTCACGTGGCTCCTCGTTGCTCTCATCGTCGGCGGCGGTGTCGTCGGCGAGGGCGAGCCGGTCGGACGAGCTGCTCGCCGGCGGCGTCGCCGGCGTCGGTTTCGCAAACGGTTGGTCGGCGTCGCGCTCGGCGAGGGCCGCGAGCGAGTAGTACTGCTGCTGCACCATCGGTGAATCGCCGCCTTTGACTTTTCCCATACCGAAATATTTGAGCCGCGCTTCGTTCGGCGACAATGCGCCGGCGCCGATCGTGTCCGCGGCCGCCTTGGTTTTCGTGGCGGTGTCCATCCACACCAGGTCGTCGACGTCGAACTCGGTGCCCAAGTCTGACCCGAGGTCGAGACCGTCATCGAGATGCGCCTCGAGGGACGCGGTCAACGTTTGCAAACATTGCGAGTAGTACTGCTGCACCATCGCCTCGGGGTTGTCGGGCATCCCTTTCGACGAATCGATGAGCGCAAATGGCACGTGGTAACAGGCGCAGATCGTTTCCGCGGTCCAGCGCAATTGTTCAATCAGCTGCGCGTCGGTGGCACTAATCGAGAGCTGTTGGTACTTCATGCCTTCGGTCAGGACGGCAATTTTCCCGATGTTCTCGCCGCTATAGCCCGTGTCCCACTTGTTCTTGATCCGTTGCACGAATTCGTCGCTCGGCTTGTCGGGAATCATGATCACGCCGCCCGGTTGCGACCCGCCCTCGAAAAACTTGTTCGACGTCGTTTGAATCGTGAGGCCTTGCACCGCCGCGAGGCCACACGCATAGAGCGGCGTCACGCCCACGAGTGAGTGAAAGAGCGTGACCATCGGGTCGTGAATGATTTCGCTGCGCGGCACGACGACGGCACCGTCGCGCATGAGGCCCGTCAAATCCTGGTCCGGTCGATTCAATTCGTAATAGATCTCGCCATCGGGCGCAATCAGCACGGTCACGCGCCGCGGGTCGAGCACGTACAAGGCCTTCACGACCCCGCGCGCGTCCCGTTCTTTCAAGACGTACGCATTGCCGTGCGTCAGCTTCGACGTGATCCATTGCTCGACGAATTTCAGCGTCGTTTGATAGCGGTTCGGCTTGCGGAGGACCGGCGAGTACGCCGGATTCGTGGTTTCGGTCCAGACGCCGGCGTCGTCCTGGGCGACGAGGCGCAGACGCATCTTGCCGATATCGGAGGCAATCAGCGTCGTGCAGGCGAAGACGGCCCAATAGGCGAGAGCCGTCTCGCCTTTGATCTCGGCGTTCTGCTGCCACGCGCCGGTAAACGGTTCGCGGATGACCGGCCACCAGCCACCCGATCCGAACCCGGTGAGAGGCCCGGCGTCCGCGGGCGCCGCGACCGCTTTGCGTTGCAGCGTCAGCGTCCAGCCGAACAGATTCATGGTTAGAAGGCGCCGACGCCCCAGAGCCGCGACACGAAGATCCGAAAATCCTTCGCGGCCGGTAAGGCCTGCGCGCCCGTCCAAATATTCGCGAGCTGCATCAAATCCGTGTACGCGGTTTTCAGCGATGCGACTTCCTCCGGCGTGTAGCCCAGGGCGACGAGGTCGGCGTCCGCGGTGGCGAGCAGGAATTGCTGCATCGTCACCACGTCGCCGAAACTGCGCTGGAATTGCCGCGCCAGGTCGCCCGCGCGCGCGTCGACTTCCGCTTTCGTGACCGCGAGGCCAACACTCATACGCTCCCCTTTAGAGTCCCGGCGTCCACACGGCGCCATCGATATACTGGGCCGCGTTCGGATTAGCTTTGACCCAGTTGATGAACCGCTCCGCCCTGAGCCCGACGCTGTTCGTCTGCCAGAGCGAGACATAGACCGTCGTCGCATCCGCGGGCGACATGGGCGCCGAGTCCATCTGGAGCGACGCCTCGCGCGAGACGTCCACCGTCACGCCGCCATCATCGGCATACACGACATACGGCGCCAGGACAGCGACGACGTCATCCCCGACATGATCCGAGACGATGAGCGGGATTCCACTGATCGCGCCGCCCGTGACGGACACGCCAGGAAACTCGGCCGAGCCGTCATTGTTTTTCCGAAACGCGAGCGCGAGCGCGTTCGTCGACGACATGATGAGATGCACGCCGGCGACCGGGAGTCCCGCCGTCGTGAATTTCGACAGCAGCGCATGAATATCGGTCGCCGGATTCGTCGTCGCGGTCACGGGCGTGACGCCATTCGTCACGCTGGCGGGATTCACGCCGGCGACCGCCGCCACGGTCGGATCGACAAACTGTTTGTCGAGAAATGACGCAATCCCGCGAATCATTTCGCGTCGGACGACCTCCTCGGCGCTCGGCGTCGAGTTGCGGACGAGTTCCTCGGTCAACACGATGATGCCGGCCGCTTTCGTGATCGGGAGGGACGTGCTCGAAAAGGCCATGCTTGTCACGGGCTTGGGTTTCGCTTCCCCGACCCACTTGTAGGAGCCTCCCGCGGTGACGAGCGGCACGGGAACGAGAAACGGGACTTTGGGCATGCCGCCAATCCGCCCGATAATCGTCGCCGGCCGCAACAGCGTCAGAAACTCTTCGAGGATCACGTTGCCCGGCGTCGCGAGTGGTTTGGCCCAGGCGGCATCGGTCGTCGTGCCAGGCGCCACCGCCGCCTTGAGAAACAAACTGACTTCTGGGGTCGTGTCGTCCCATTGCTTCGCATATTCGGCCGCTTCCCATTTGTTGCCTTTGCACGCCGCAGTCGCCATCGCGATCCGGGTGAAGGCCGTGCCCGGCTCGACATTCGGGCGGATGCTGACGACCGGACGCGTCGTCACGGCCGGCGAATTGTTCGACGTCACCGGCGTGGCCGCGGCCGCGTTGAGCCGTTCCAGCTCCCGCGCGCGGACCAGGTGCTCATCGATGCTTTTCACTTCGAGGCCCAGACGGTCGTATTCCGCCGCCTGGTCGCCGCTCAATGTTTCGCCGGCCGCGTTGGCATCGGCCATCAGCACGTCCATGCGCGCCACGATCGCCGCCCGTTTGTTCTCGAAGTTCTGAATGATTTCTTTGTGCGTCATAGGCGCGCGGTCCTTTGTCCGCGTGGCGAAGGCCCACCGTTCGGCGGCGGCAAGATGCGGCGCATCGAGCGACTTCACCGTCAGGATCGTCGCGTCGACGTTGGCCGGAATCGTGACGAGCGACAGTTCGAAGATATCGGTCTGGAGTAAGTGCAGGCCGCCTTGTTTGCGGAACTTCATGCCGCCGGGCCGCGGCATAAACCCGATCGACACGGCCCGAATCAGGCCGGCCTTGATGGATTGCCAGGCTTCCTCGACGCGATTGCGCACGGCGCCCGGTTCGGCGACCTCCGCGAGCGTGGCCTCGAACCGGATCTCGTCACCCTCGACGCTCAACGTCGCATGGCCGACCGGCGCCGTTTTGTCGTGATGGAACAGCAGCGGGAGCGGATTCCGGAAATGCGCGCCCTTGGGTTCGAGAATGTCGCCGTGTAGGTCGGGCGTCGCGGTCGAGGCAATGCCGGCAATCGTGCGCGTCTCCGCGTTCAGGTCTTTGACGTGCAGGAGCGCGTACGTGTACTTGCGGTCCACGGGCGCGCGTAGTGTGCGGGGTCAGGCGTCGCGGCGGGAACTTTCGATATCTATTTTTTCAGGTTTGAGCGACCGCCGAATGAGTTCCGGCACGCTCACGCGCGCGGTTTGGGCGCGCACGTAAAGCTCGTCATAGCGTTGGCCTGGCAATCTCAAACACACCGGCACTGACCGACCGGTCGGGTCGAGCGGCGGCCGCCCATTGCGCCGGCGGGTCACCGGCATTCACCGGCCACCGAGAAAGAAAATTTGATATTCCTTCGGCGGTGTTGGCGCGTCGCGTTGCATCGCATCGAGGCCCATCACGAGGGCATAGAGCCCGTCAATCCGTTCCGTGGACCGCGCCTTCGAGAGTTGAATATTGCCGGCGGCGTCGCTCTCTGCTGCGGCGTTGCCGACGTTCCAGCGTAAGACCGGATGGCCGTCATGTCGAAGTGTTTTTTCGAGGATCGCTTTTTCGAGCGCCTTCGAGGGCGCCGACAGCGTGGCTTTGCCCTGGCGCATTTTCACGCACATGAAGCCGTCCTGCTTTTCGAGACGCGTGGTCAAGTCGGTGGCGTTCCAGGGGTCATACGCGATCATGCGGAGATCGAAGCGATCGCGCCAGGCGTGCAGGTGCATGCGGATGTATTCGTAGTCGACGGTCGGCCCGGGCGTCGTGGTGAGGTACCCGAGGCGCGACCATTCGTCATACGGCACGCGGTCGCGCGTGACGCGCGCCTGGATGCGTTCTTCCGGAATGAAAAACTGCGGCACGACCGCGAAGCCCGGTCCGTCGTCGTCCGGGAACACGGCGACCGCCGCGGTCAAGTCCGTGGTGGTCGACAAATCGAGCCCGACGTAACACCGCCGGCCCGCCAGGATGTCGGGACCGATGGCGTTGCCGCCAAATAGACCTTGGCGCCGGCACGCATCCCAGGCCGCCAGCGGAATCCACCGCTCGGCCTGTTCGGTCCATTGGTTCAGATAGAGCCGGCGGAAGGCGTTTTCTTGGGCCGGAATTTCCTTCGCCCGCGCGCACGCCGCCCGGAGCTCCTCGAGCGACCGGAAATCGCCGAGCGCCGGATTCGCCGCATGCCACACGCGCTCATCGGTCCAGTCGGCATCGGCCGGCGCCTCCCAAATCACCGGGAGGAACGTCGGATCGAGTGCCGGATTCTCGCGCACCTTCAGCGCGTGTTGATACAACTCCCACAGAATCGAATGGCGGTCGTAGCCCGCGGTTGAAATGCCGATGATGAGCGGTTGCGCCCGCGCGCCGGTGCTCGATGCCAGGACGTCCCACAATTCGCGCGACGGCGCGGCATGGAGTTCGTCGTAAATCACGCGCGAGGCGTTGAAGCCGTGTTTCGAGTACGCCTCCGCGGAAATCGCGCGATAGAAGCTGCCGGTCTTGCGGTGGATGATCCGTTTTTGCGAATCGACAATCTCACACGCGGCGTAGAGTTCAGCGTCATTGCGGATCATCTGCGCGGCGACGTTGAACACGAGCCCGGCCTGGTCCTTGTCCGCGGCCGCGGAATAGACCTCGGCGCCGATTTCCTCATCGAACAGCAAGCCATCGATCGCGAGGGCCGCGCACAATTCCGTCTTGCCGTTTTTGCGCGGCATCATCAGCAGGCACATCCGGTACCGTCGCAGTCTGGTCTTCCGGTCGATCGAAAACAGCGGCCGGATGATCTGGCGTTCCTGCCACCGGCGCAATCGGAACGGCTGCCCGGCAAACGGGCCTTTGGTGTGCGTGAGTTGATTGATGAGTTCGACCTTGCGCGACGGGGTCATGAGTGGACCGGATTGACCATCCGGCAAACGGCTTGATGCCCGGCAATGGCCTCAGCGCGCGACGTATACCGGCGCATGTGTCCATCGTGCGGGCCGCCCATGACCAGCGTCTCCCACAAGACCGGTAATCCGTGGCCGGTCCAATTGTGATCGAGGCCGAGAAACACGGTCGAGACCAGTACATCGGGCGCGCCCGGCTGCTCGTCACGGTCGTGGGCAATGATCCGGCTGCGATCGCGCGTTGCCCGCTCGAACCAGGCAGCCCACACGAGCAGGTCCTCGGTCATCACGACTTCGCCCTTCTCATCGAGCATGTAATGGTTCATGAGTGGAGCGGGCGGGTCGGAATCTCACCGCCCCCTGCGGTTGGGACCGCCGTGCCGTTCTCAGCACCTCGCCCGCGGTACATCGACGCGCCGACCCGCTGAATGTCGGTATACGGCAACACCGGTACCGTCAATCGTTCCAGCCAGGTCGCATCGAGGAATCGAATATACCGGATCTGAAAGCCGGGAACGGGTCGCGCGCCTTGCGCGGCGAAGGGTTTCATCGACGCCGCACCGCCCGTGACCGCCTTCATGGCGTGCGACGTCGTCAACGTATGCCGCGTCGGCAGGCGCGTGCCATCCGGCCAGGCCCAGATCTGATTGTTCTTGCGCAGGCCGGTCAGCAGAAACCCGGCCGCGCGATAGATCGTCCCATCGCCGCATTGCGTCGCGTCCGCGAACGTGACGATCCATTTCACCTGCGGCGCGTGGCGCTGCAGCAACCGACACGCGATCGCGAGCGCGCGGGATTCGCTGTTGCGTGGCAGGCGTTCGGAAAAGGCGAGCCGATTCAATTCGACGAACTGGTGCCACGCCGTGCCGCGGACCAATCCGATCAACCGGCGCTTGTCCATCGACGGCCCAAATTGCAGCGCGCCTTCGAGCGCGCCCTGGTAGAAGACCCCGATGTGCAGCTGCGAATTGCGCACGACCTTCCCGCTGTAATGCAGGCGCCGAATCGTCGCATTCGCCTCCGCGGCGTCAATCGGTCGGAGGATGATCGTTTTCGCGAATCCCATACGCCTCGCAGATGCGCGCGATCGCGTTGCCGTTGCTGTTGCTGTTGCCCGTGTCGCCGAAATCCCCGGCCGCCTTGGCGCGCGCGAGCGCGCCCTTCACGATCTCGACCTGGGCCGCCGTGAGAATGAACGCCACCTGTTGATATCCCGCGTGGTCGGTTATCGGGAGTTTCGCGACGCTGTCATTCCATTCGGCGCCGGTCGGCACGTCGAGCAGCGCGTGGACTTCCGCGTCGAAGAAGAACGGCGCCAGGTCGAGGTCGTTCTTCACGTCGGTGGCCAGTTGCGCCAGGTCCCATGTCGCGAGCTCGCCGGTGCGATTGTCGTACATCGCGAGCGCGCGTTTCTGCGTGTCCGTCAATCCGCGGCGCCGCACCGCAATCAATTCGTCGCCGTCGGCATCGATGATGCGCACGCGATCGAGACCCGCCGCCGGCGCCGCGTGCGTGACGCCATTGCCGGCCAGGATGAGATTGTCTTCATCGATCACGATCGCGCGTGCGGCGCCCACTTCCTTGAGCGACGCGGTGATCATCTCCAGATTGCGCGCCGGATGCGCCCGCCGGTTCTGCGGGTCGGTGACCAGGGCGGCGACACTCACAACAGACCCGCCCACTTGCTCCGCGGCGCCGGCGCGTCGGACAGCGGCGGCAGTCTCGACACGCGGGCGCGCCCGCTCGGCGTCAGGCCGAGTTCGGTCCAGAGGCGGTGACACGCCGCGAGGGCGGCGCGCGCGATCGGCAGATACGGGTTCGTCATCGGCAGGCCGTTTGTCGTTTTGACGACCATGCCGAGTTTGCGGATGTGGGTTTGCGCTTCGAGGTACTGACTCCATTGCTGGCATAGCGCCGTCAGCGCCGTCCGTTCGGCTTGACTGACCAGACCGCACATCCGCAGCAGGGGCGCGACCCGCGTCCACTCCGCGATCGCCATCGCGTCGCCGTCGAGTTCCGGCGGCGGAATGTCGAAGTTGTCGGTGACCGCCGGCGGCTTGGGCTCGTTTGCGTTGAGCCGCGTTTTTGACGGATTGCCGCGCAGGACTTTGAGCGCCGTGGGCTGCGGGCGCCGACCGCTGTTCCAATTGCCGGCCATTAGCGCGTCCCATCGAACGGTACCTCACACGGTTCGATTCCCATCACGACAAAACCGAACTGGAGGCCGGGCGCGGTGTGCAGGATATACGTGACGCGGACGTGTGTCACGCGGCCGCTAAAGGATCGCGTGTCCGGGCGCCATTCGCGCAGCTGCAGGACGTCGCCGGCGTCGAATCCGCGATCGTTGCGCCGCACCTCGAATCGTTTCTCCCCGCACACCACATCATCGAAAAGCCCGGGCCAGCATTTCAACACGTGATGACTCATCGCCCGTTTGTCAAGTTCAAGTTAGCGATCGCCCTAACTTGAATGTCCGGACAGAACCGGACAGAACCGGACAGAACCGGACAGAACCGGACAGACCCTCATTCCCGATTTATCCGCCGGAGTCGCCAGCGTAACCAGCGCTCCCCCTGCTCACACACCCACTCCGCGACGACGACAATCGGGAGCAATGTCCATCCGACGATCAGGGTGAGGACGTTGAGCAACTCATCCATGACCGTACGTACACCGCTCCGGCCTCTCACCGGTCGGCCGCCTCCGCATGGCCGCGCGCCCACCACCACGCCTCCGACGC